TTAGGCTTCTTATAGAAAGGCTAAAAGAACCATATCTGTTTGAAGGATCGGACGATGGAACAATGTTATAAATAGAGATCTTATATTGATTAGAGATGCCTGCACCAGCATCTAAAGAATGCAGCTTAAATAGATTTTGTGGTGATCCGCCGAACTTTTGAGAAATAACCCAAGGAGTTTTTGCGCTAGAGAATCTATCGCGGAATCCTTCATAGTTCGGAACAACGGAAGAACCAACGTTTCTTGCCAATGATGATGATAAAAGGAATGCAGATCTTTCTAATCCAGCCGCTACAGGAGCTTCAGATACCGCGCCAACTCCCGTGACTGCAGCTAATACTGGGTGGATATCCCAATACGCAGCCAAATAATGTCCTGCTTCTTGAATCTTATAAGGATCTGTATTTAAAACTTTACTAATATAGTTTGAAGAAGTTACGTTGAATGATGCTGTGATTACATTAGGATATGCAGAATTTGTTCCTTTATGACCATTTAGTATCAACGTAAATTCTTGCTTTACATCAGATAGAACCAACGTTCCTAATGATGATCCTTTATTCGAAGCAGAATCATTTCCGATGACGCTTGATGCTGGTTTAGAAGAGTCAATTCCTGCAGCGGAAGCAGAAAGTCTAAGAACTACTCCAGAAGGAGCCATTAAAACCCCTCTTACAATTGGAACTGCTCCATTTACTATAGAGTTAACGCTTCCAACTCCTTGAATTCCTGCTGAGCTAAACACAGAAGAACCAACAGACTCAGACATAAAACATCCTAAGAAGTATGTTCTACCTGGGATTCCTTCTGAATTTGCAAATGGGTTTGACGACAAAGAACCATCAGTAGTTGAAGGTAATTCTTCTCCTACCGTGAATCCGGCGCTAGCAACATCACCTGCTGTTGTTCCAGACGTTGTGCGCTTTTTACCGTCGCCGACGCCTAAAACTCTTAAGTAGGTTACAGAACCTGCTCTTCTTAACCATTCTGAAACGGCCAAAGGCCCAAATTTCTTTGAGTCACTTTCACCGAACTTTGCAAAAAAGTCTGATAGAGTGCCATATGTTAATGGAACGAAAGCCGGTCCTTTAACTGATGTACCGATAACTCCTGCAGGTACTCCTGTTGGTGATACCGCTACTGGTCCTGTTAGATCTAATTCTCTTGTTGTTACGCCTGCGCTGCCAAACTTGAGCTGTGCCATTTATTTCGCTCCTACCGATTTGCTTGATTGATAAGTATCAGATTACCTAAGTTTTTTTTAATCAAACGAATTGAACTCCAGAGTTTGTAACGATGAAGTCAATTGCAATGAACTCAATTGCCCTTGTTGGAACCACTACGATTCTACCATTAAGGCGGTTAAGATCAACATCTTCCTGAGTGTTATTAGTCTCGTTCATCACAACTTGGTATGCTTCGATACCGGCTTGCGATTGGATAAGACTTAACTGAAGAATTGCATCAGCAACAAACTTATTACGAACAGCTGGTGTGTTTTGTTCGAACACGATTCTGTTTGCTATGTTGATGATGAGTCTCTTGACTTCGAGTAGAAGACGACGAACGTTAACTCTATCAAGAGCTGACTTCCTGATTTGTAGAGTCTTTTGTCCGTAAATCACGAAGCCTAGTCTTGGGAACGTTGCAATTGGATTGATACGTGCATCATAGAGACGATCTCTATCAGAAACGTTTAATCTAACCTCAACATTGTTTACGAAGTCAAGAGCTGCGCGATTGAATCCTGCTGGGGCGAACCAAGGATATGCAGCCCTGTCATTAAATCCTAGTGCACCTAATGCTGCAACTGAAGCTGGTACTTTGACATACTTGGCGTTTGTTGCATCATTTACGTAAACATTTGGGAAGTAAGTTGCAACATAATTGTTGTCAAAAGTTCTTGCTTCAAATGTTGCAGCAGTATTTTCAATGCTAATCTTAGCAGTAGAATCATCATAAATTCTATTGCTATTGTCATCATAATTTGGAAGATCCATCACATACATCGAAAGACCATAATCACGAACCTTCTTTGCTGTATAATTCGTGATATAATCTTCGCGAATTCCAGGCAATGCTAAAAGATTGACATTGACTTGTAAAGGATCCGTCATAACATCAACTGCAGTAATGTAAGAATTAACTGAGTTGTTATCGACTCCTGTTCCTGCTTGGTTCGTAGCAAGACCTGCTGGAAGGTATGTCGTTGAGGCTCCACCATATGGTGTTTCAAATGACGTTGCCTTGTCATTCATTCTTGCAGCAGAAGAATCAAGGATGTTCAGACCGTCGAATCCGCCTTGCATAAATGTTGTGAATTTAGCAAATGAAGAATACTTGTTAAATTCATAAGGTTGTCCATTCGACAGCAACGAAGCAAATGTGATTCTATTTCCTAAAACAGGATCATTGATCATGTAAGTTGTAGGATCTAGCTTCGCGTTTCTTACATATGCAGCTTCGCGCATGTGAGAACGAATCGTTCCTGTTAATCCGGATATCGTTCCTGCTGAGAATGCAACCTTTGATAACGAGAATTTGTTGTTATTGAAGGTATCTGCTCCTGAACCAGTTACAAGAACATCAAGCTTCTTGATACCAGAGAATTTTGTATAGCTCTCAAGAAGAGGATTCTTAATTTCTGAAAGATTTGCATTAAGAGGAACGTCGTTTCTTTCGAACTTAACACCCCAGTAGAATTGAGGAGATGCGATTTCTTGTGGTCCTGGGTCACCATCCCATGCTGGTGTTGCAATTGCACCTTTTGTAACCTTGAATCTAAATGGGACAGGTGGTAGAATAGATTGTGATAAGATTCCTGAAGAATCTACTGTAAATAACCCAGCAAGTCTCTTAGCGCCTGTCAAACCATCATTTAAAGAATCGTTGGTCTTTAAAAGTTCTGGTCCTCTGAAACCGAATGGAAGAGATTTTGCAGGAACTTTCTTGTCTTCAACAGCAGAGTTAATAATAACTCTAACGTATTTAGAGACGTTTGAGTACTTACCTGTTGATATGATTCTTCTTTCAGAAACAATATCTTGGTCAAAGTCATAAGTAACCTTACGATCACCGATTAGCTTTCCAATGTAGTTATCTGAATCTGGATTTAAGGAGCAATTCACGAACTCTTCGAGAACGATTGGGTTGATGTCCGTATCATTCCAATCACGAATTTGAACGTTAAATGTTCCATATTCGTCTGCTTCATTCTCAGAAACCTTGAGATTTGCAATAGAAACCTTGTAAAGACTGTTTGCGTATGCACCATCATCTAAGGCTTCGATAGCAAAAAGATCATACTCTGTTGCGCCGAAAGGCTGGGATATGAAATATGATGTTTTTGGAGCAACATAACGTGTATCGAAAGCTCCAAAAGCCTTCCTAAATTCAGTCGTAGGCTCACCAGAAACTGTGCTTGTTAATGAAGAACCAGAAAGAACCGCGACGTAGTCATCATTAACAACAGTTGCAACTTCATTATCTACTGCATAATCTGCATAAAGAAGATGTTGATATGTCGCAAACTTTTCTGGATCTTTATTAAGAACTTTTGCGAAGTAATCATCGTCTGATGGATTCATGGACGCAGTATAAACTTTGACTCCAGGAACTCCATCATCGAATGAATATGTAGATCCTAAAGTAGAAGAGATAACTAACTTAAATTTACCAGATTTAACTAATGCTGCGTCGTCGATAACAGACATTCCACTGAATGCTGTAGGAACAGATTGATTTCCGTCAAGAACCATCATTCTAGTTCCTGTGGCCATCATAACTACGCCTCGAATAAGATTCATATTAGAAGCTTGTGTACGTGAATCATTATCAGTAAACATCGGCATACCATAAGCTTCATTTGTTTGAAGCGTATGATCTGCGACTAAAAATTGTACTGCACCGTTGTGTCGTCCCAACGCTCCGTTGGCTGTTGAAACAACACCTTCGAGCTTGAAACCTGCGTTTTTTACGCGGCCGGAAGCGACTGTGTTTGAAATATCTGTCGTGGTTTTATTAGCACCAGCGCCTAATACTCTCATGTAAGTAAGCGCGGTTCTATTCTTTAAAAACTCATTAACGGCATAAGGTCCAAATTTCTTTGGATCTAAGTCGCCAAAAATGCTAACAAATTCTTGAAAATTTGAAACAGTAACCGGAACAAACGCCGGTCCTTTATTTGAAGTTCCTATAACACCAGCAGGAACTCCAATTGGTCCTGTTGGCGGTGGAGCCTTAAGTTCAATTTCACGCTCAAAAAAATTAGGAGACCTAAAAACCTGCTCAGCCATTATACTACTCCTTCATGCAACACAAAAACTTTCTTATAAGTATTTGAAAAAAACCAAAAATAAAAATCAATCATCTTCTCCGATGATATGATATGATAGACCGCCTAACAAAGCATCAGCTGTTAACGGGGCTGGGGTTACGCTAACTTGTGAAGCTGGTTTAATGACGGACTCTCCTGATGTTTGATTTACGGCATAAACACGTACATAACCATTAGAAGTTTTTCTGTATAGAGGTTCTATTTGATTAGACTTCGAATTTCTAGAATTATTGGCAGGATCATTAGAAACTTGAGGATCTTTTGGATCATAAAGCCTAGTTCCATTAGTATCTCTTTGATCTTTTCTTCTATTAGCGTCATTAGATAAAGGTAAAGTCGGGTCATCAGAGCCTAAAAATGGATTTGCAACTATAGAAGTTGATTCGTTATTAATGACACCGGCAAAAACGTTCGTATCAAATGAAATAACAGGAGATGAAACATACCTTTTTACTGGTATTCCGGTATTGGGATATTGTGAAGCAAAAACATAAGCTTTTACACTTATGTTAAACTTATATTTAATAATTCTTTCTTCTTGTCCAAGTTCATCTAAATTATTTTCTGGATCATATGAATTATTATCAACTGTTGCAATGAACCAATATCCTTTTGGAGTATTTAGTTGCCATGCATTTCCTTGAGGCAAAAATGAAGATATAATTTGTTCAATTAGCTGATTCATGTGTTGGGTGTATTGTGTCCACATAGTCACTTCATAGCTAATCGTACAGAATTGTGGTGATGGAATTACGATGGTTTCATAAATGTTGTTTTTCTTTATATCGGCTAACCAAGCACCATCGCGCACCAACGAAGTATCTGAATCCTCTCCTACTTTTCTATCTGTTAAAATCTGTTCATCAAGATGATTTAGTTGAGAGTTTGTAGCAACGTTCTTTTGATTTTGTAACAAATAACGATTTATTAAATTTTGATAATTTCTATCAGATTTGTCAAGTCTTCTTCGAATAACAATTTCACTAGTTTGTTGATTAATTCCTCTCCCGGCTATATCTGCTGAGAAATCTTGAGAAACGTTATTTCTTGCTATCGTAAGAAGTGGAAGAATTAATGAATTATTTCTATCTCTTAATGCTCTTCTTTTTTTTAATATCGCCCACTTTTCACCTGTCGCAAATATTACAGGAACCTTTTTAAATTCTGTGTCTTTTGAACCTACCTGTAACTTAATCTCATTATCAAATAATTTAAATAAGGCAACGTCGACATCCTCTACACCAACTGGCGGGATAGTGAAGGTAGGATTTCCGTTGTGGGAATCTGAGTTAATACCAACCACGCCAAATCTCTGCTTGCTTTTTGAATTATGTCTAATTGGCATGATTAATCCTCATCATAAAATGCGTTACCTACATCGTTTGGATCTCCGAGATCAGAAACTTCTTTTGGTCCAGTAATAGGTGGATCCAATACACCGTTCTTAACTAAATCTCTAACATCAGCTGTTGGACCTTGTTTATTCTCTTCAAATCCGCGTTGCTGAACGAATGTCTTTTGCACTGCATCTTCATCCGTATATTTGAGATCAGAAGGACCATTAACAAGAGCCTTAAACTGACTTTCACGAACACGCGTGCCAGTCAATGAAACGCCATCGATGTTTTCTGCTTGACCGTAAATAGTTCTCATATATTTGTACTCAGTTATCTCATAGAAAATTGCACCGAATGAAAAGTAATCGCCTATTGATGGATTAATTCCTTTTTCAACCATATCTCTATGTTGAATATAGACTTCAAGAGTAAATTGAGTATCAACACCAAATTTATTAATTTTGGTTTCATTTTGAAACTCACTATTCACAAGAGCTTCGATTAAAATTGGATTATCAAAAATTTTCTGTAAAGCTTCTTCATAAATTTCGTGAGTCTTTGTTTTTGTCTCAGAAATTGGATAGTAATAGATTTTTTGGCCGACAACATCCTTAACAATCTCTTTCGTAATATCAGAGATAAAGTTAATTTCTCGCTGTGTAATAAAAAGCCTTGCCATGTTATTTTATCATCCGATTACGATGCCTTTTCCAAGAGGCATAGGAATGTACCTAAGTTGTTTTTGCATATTTTCTGCAGCTAATGCATCTTGCTCTAATAGTTTTTGATACGTGAGATTTGATAAAAACTCTTTCATTTGTGCTGTTAGCTTTTCTTTATCATCTCTTCCTTGACTTACTAAGTCAGTACCGTTTAGCTGCAAATCAGCATTTGGGATCGGTATCGTAGAAAACTTTGAACGAATTAATCCTAGCAACTCCTTGCACAAAGCTAATGTATATTGACGAATCCATTGTCTTCCAGGTTGATTTACTGTTGCAAATGGTATATTTCCAAATGGTATATTGTTTGGACCTGAAATTCCATATATTGAATCATCTGTGCTATATGCAGTAGGAATTAAAGGATTATGCGGAGGCATTAACTTAATAAACAGTTTACCCGTTTGTAAGTCAGTGGATGGAGTTGGATAAATTCTAATATTGCTTCCTAAAATTTCATAACTATAGTTTGAACGTCTGACTCTAAATGCAGTTTCTAACATCCCACGGCGTAATACATCTTCAAAGACTGGAAGGACGTAGAAGACGGTCGAGTTAACATACGATTCATAGTTAAAATTTGTGGCCAAGAAGTTCGTTATATTTGAAGCATTGAGAAGAAACTGTTGCGCAGCCAAAGGCTCAAAATGAAATAATTCTACAACTTTTAGTTTTCCTTTCGAACCTGTAGCTAATGTTTCGTATAAAACGCTTCCAGATAAATTTCCAGTTGCAACTTTTACATCTTTATAAATGCTATAATCTTGCTGCCCAGAAACTAAATCTATATACCCCAATGTAGCATCGTATGAGCCTCCGACATACGCTTCAGTTGCATACGGTTCTGCCATCCTTAATAAATGTTCTATTGTTCTTTTCGCGTATCTATTTGTCAAATCAGTAGAACTAGTAGGAAGTCCTAGTACGTTAGTCAAGTCAGAGGTTATTTTCATTTCATGTATTAATCGCGAATATTAGCAACACGCTTCTTCAAAACATGCCCATATTTCTTTCTTAGTCAACTCGACTGAAAGAACATCATCTCCTAATTTTCGTTTAACGAATAGAACCATCGAGTCCGCCTCTGTTTGAAAAGAAGCCTCGGCATCAAAAAACCCGAATGGTGTGGGATTAATCGTTGCTGCGAATGTTGTCATGTATAAACGTTCCTTAGAGCGCTAAATTCCTAGATAAAATTATGGTTGAGCGCAATGAAACGCGACAAAAAAAATAGAATCATCTATCTAATACTGATAGATGATGTTTTTATTTTAATGCTTCAAATAATTTTATAAGCTTCAAAATGCATTCCATCAGGACGATTCGGAAACCATCCGCCCCAATAAAATCCATGCTCATAAGCGATTTCAACAAGTTCTCTAACGGAACCAGTTTCACCTTTTAAGGCTGGTTGGACACCTAACATGTTCCACTGGACGTTGATGTCAAATGCTGTTCCCCAAGCATGATTAGATAATGATGTTCTTGAACCTCGAATAAATCTTGGAACCCAAGATCCACCCCAAGACATAATAAGATATGTTAATCCTTCATCGTTCCATTTGTTAAAAAGACTCGTTATTTGAGGAATTAATAAAGAATGAAATTGAATAATATTTGATTTTGGAGCACCTGCAAGTCCACTCAAGTGTGGTATTGCGACTTGAGAAATATTTGAAACCCAATTTCCAGTAATCGTTATTGCTTCGGGGTTTGCATACGTTGGAGAAGAAATATAAGAAAATTTTCCAAATAATTTTTCTCTATCTGAAAAACTCAAAGGCCCATGAGAAGGTTTTGGAGGCCAGTTTGGACCATCGACGTTTGTTGCTGAATCTAAAACTGCAGGAAATCCTGAATTAATAGCTACAGCTAAAGTCTTTGGACCAACTACTCCATCTGGTATCAACCCCTTGCTACTTTGAAATGCCTTAGTTTCAATTTCAGTAATATTCCCAAAAACAGAATCTGCTATAACGCCACTATCAGCAGAACGTCCTCGTAAAAAGTTTTGCCATCTTTCAACTTCAGGACCGGTTGACCCTTTTCGAAGAACTTGAAACATAAATTATTCTCACATTGAAGAAATTAAAGTTTGAATTGCAGTTTTAACTCTTTCTCGAAGTTCATCAGGAAGAGCTGAAAGAAGAACATACGTCTCTGGACGTACTGCATTCTCTACGGGTCCTCCCATCGTTTCGGCTCCTGAACGGTTTACTCCAACGTTGATAAAAAGTGGAGGAGAGCCTACACGCACGTGGACCATTGGTTGATATAAATCTACTCTTTGCATTGTCATCCTTTCAATAGACCTTGACGTGTAGTCAAGGCTTCATTCATTGAAGTAAATCTACCCTTAAGCGATGCCAATGTTTCTTCCATCTCAAAAGAATTTTGGCCTCGAGCCTTAGATTCTAAAATCTTTTGCTCAAGTTCTATAATTTGTAAAAGTAAACTTTCTGTTGATGCTGACATAATTCAAGTTGCAATTTTGTTGACTAAGTTTTTCATAGCAGAGATAGCTTGTTTGTCTTCAGCTCTAAGAATGCTTAAAAGAGTTTCTCCTAATGCTTGATATTCAGATGAAGATAATTTTGCTCCCTTTTTTACTGCGCTTATTACCCTTGTTGTCACGTCAGAACCTAATTTTGTCAATAAGGCTTTTAGAGCTAGCAATTCATCATCTTCAACTTTTGCTGCAGAAGTAGTTTCATCATCAACTTCTACTAATGAAGCAATCTCTTCAGCAATAATCTTTCTAAGCTGTGATTCTGCGATTTTCATATAAAATATACCTCAATGTATACTAAATATGTCTATCATTAAATCTTAGATGCATCTTTTATCATCTTATCAACATCGATTATAGTTTTTTTCAACTTATCTTCAAAAGGAATCAATAAGATTGGAATGATTCCTGTCTTATTAATCCCATTTTCTTTCCAGTCTTCTACTATAAATGCTATTTTTTCTAGCTCATCTCTTATCCTAAGAAGTCTAAAAATTATTGTATTAGGTTTAGAGATGGTTTTTGCCACAATAGCCTCAACAATAACTATTGTTGGTTTAGTATAGAATTTAATTAAACTTTTTAAAAGCAAAAAAGGGAAAGAAAATTAATTCTTCCCCTTCAGGTTAAGCTAATAAGCTAAATTTCAGCGACGGGTCTTACCTGTGTATGCATAATGCGTGCGTAGAAGACGATACAACGTGCGTGCTTCACGACCGCTAAACTCAACAGTTTGTTGATCTAGATCGATAAAAAAACGAGTTGAATCATTACGAGTATCAGTCGATACAGCTGCATTAAATCCATCATCTCTGCGTGCTGTCTCCGTGCGTAGCTTACCAGTACGATCACGACGGCTACGGATGATTGCATTCTTGTTGGTCGAGGTATAATTCTTCTTAGTCTTAGGCATTTTCAAATCTCCAATTTATTTCGATTTTTTTAATACGGTTTTAGATGTGCCAACCGCGTAATAGAATGATATACCAACGTAAAAATTGTGTACAAAACGTCGATACGATGACGATTTAAATTATTTAACGTTAATCATCCCAGAAACTATATTTGGAGAAATCCCATACTCAGAAGTCTTATTATTATCACCCTTTGCGACAGCATAAACTGTTGCAGCTGAAGCAAATGCAGACATCTGCTCAGAAGTTTTTGTAGAATCGTCCATACCGGTTAATGGATTAAATCCAACTGCATTCTTACCGTTGACTTTATTCGCATAAACGTGGCCGAACCATCCATTCTTTATATTTCTCTTTGGATCCATTACGTATGTCCAATTGCATGCATCAGGAGTCGCATCAGGCCATGTTGAACCTTGAAGAGGCGTGTGAGGCGTGTCACCATAAGCGACGAAAACCGTACTTTGATCGAGTTTTTCTGTTGGACTTTCTGGGTCGACCTGTTGTGACAAGTAATTGTAGAAACCATCGAGAACTTTTCCAAGGTGTTTTGTTGTATTGCGACCTTGGCTCATTTGCATTTGAGAATCAAAAGTAACGTGAGGATCTGTAAACGTCGTGTCGCTTGTTGGACCTGGGGATAAGGCAACAATTGCAGTCTTGGATAGACCCAACGTAAATGCTTTCGCAACAACAATTAAAGTTCTACCAAATTCCTCGATACCTCTGCGTTGAGCAGATGACATATACGAAGAAGATGAATTTATGCTATCAATCATTTCTTGAATTCCAAAATCAGCAAGATCTTGGCTGGTCGGGGTTAATTGCGAAGCAAAATTCAAACCGATAATACGAGCTGCATTTTTCGTAACTTGCATTTGAGGTAGCCATGTGGTTCTATTTGAAGACTTTCTTAATCCCACTAATGCCTTGTAGTACACATCAAACAACTCTTGATCTGTTTTCGACGACAAAGTAAACTGACTGGCGGCTGAATTAAACAAATCGATCATCCCCGCAGATGATGGAACTGTAGCTATCTCTGGTGCTCCAGGCGCTCTACCATATTTTACAGGATCAATTCCCAAAACAGGAACTATTGCAGAAGAACCTGCAGCTCCTAAAGACGCCAATGCTGCTTGCATAGATGCATTGCCAGAAAGAGCTACTTGAGAAATTGGAAACTCAGTATGAGTTTCATCCTTTCCCGACATATATGCAGTTACTGGGTATTTTGGAAGACCAAGTGCATGATCAAACCATGGCGCATGTGGACCATAGAAGAAAGAACGATCTCCACCATCCCAACTCTTTACACCCATTGGAAGTGAAGGAAGAGGACTTCCTTTGCCTTGCGTGTAAGTTCCGCGATATCCGTTTGCAGGATTATATCCATATTGTGACGTATAGAGGTAAGAAGAGAATCCTCCAAAATTAGAAGACATTCCAGGGACATTAGCGTTTGCCGTGGCTTTCATCGCAACATCAGGAACTGGCCATAACTCTTGAAACCATGCATGAACTCCATTTGGAGCTGGGACTAGAAGTGATCTTCCATAAGTTGTTCCAGCAGCTTCAGCAAGACCATAACCTCCTTCATCGGCAAGGAAGTTTAGTAAGTCAGTACGAGATATACCAACAGCTGCAGCAGTAACACCGCACATCTTAAGAAATGTTCTACGGCGTTCATCACGGAGTTCTTTTAATTTCCAATTAGCCATCTGTTTTTCTCCTTCATTGACATGAATGTGCGGCAGCAAGCATTACAGCGACTGCAATGTTACGCTTCTTAATTAAATCTGATTGATCACCTTGTTTTGCTTTTTGAATTAATAGATTACATAACAACATGTGATCATCCGTCGCGGGATATCCAATCAAACAACTTACTGATTCTTCAACACAACTTCCATCGTTTGCAAACATTGGAAGGTTTTTACCGTTTAATGTGCAAGCAGGCGCTTTGCTAGAATCAGATATATTTGCGATGATTTGTGGCGCTGCTTGGATGAAAATATCCATCATTTTCATTGCAGAAGCAGTTGAATGTTCTTCTTTTTCTCCAAGCCTAGAATCTAACTTTGGAACGCCTAAAGCATCCTTACCTGTGAAATAAAGAAAACCCGCAGTGGAAGGTTTTGATACACAATAGCCATCAGCAGCATCAGGAGAATTATTACCAACGTCTAGACAGCTACGATTAACCTGATTCATTTTGTCATCTTGATTACAAAAACAAACTTCTGCTCCTGAGCAAACAGGATCGTTTGTTCCATTTGCATCAGTTATCGCCATTTCACATGTTGCGCCTGAACCACCAAAAATGTTGCCAAGCGTTACTGATTGACCGAAAACGTTCGTCATCGTTGTTCGATTGTCCAATAGATTTCCTGTTGGAACTGCAACTCCTCTTGCTTTCAAGAAATTTCCAAGTTGTGCATAAGTCAATTTTCGACAAGAATGTAACCTAGACATAATTTCATCTTGGTTAGGAATATCATATTGAGGAAGTTCTTCCTCCATTGCACTACCCGTCGATACTTCTTCGCCAGAACCCGTAGAAACTTGTGAGCCTCCAACACCACCGCCTGATGTCGTCGCAGATGTAGATGCAGCCACGCTAACGACAGTCACCGAAACGGATAAATCTTCTACATCAGGGCAATAACTTTCATCGATATCAGGTGCAGTAGAACCGCACGCATTGAACATTAGAAATGTTGTAATTATTCCGAGTGTAGACCAACCAAGTTTTTTCATTGTGTTTTTATGCATGGTTTAGAACCTCACGAAATCATCGGAAAGTAAGATAGTACGGAACACCTGTTTAAGATTATATCCGTTTCCTTTAAACATCGACACAAGTTTCGACATAGTAATCAATTCTTGATTCTTATCCTTACGGTCTGGCAAAGACACCCATGAACGACCACCAATCTCAGTGATATCGGCGCGGCCCATTGAATAATTCCACATCCTTTTCACTGCGCATTCAATAACTTCATCATCTTTTGCCATCTGTTGACCAAGCTCATTGATCGTATCAGCTGGAGCAGGCATTTCAATTCCGTTAACTTTCATTACCTTCTTCCATGCTGGTTTATTGTTACCACCGTTTGGACATGATGGAGACGTGCACAGCCAATCAGACAACTTTGCTCTTGGAGAACCGTTAACAGGTACGAATACTGAATATTCTCCAGAAGGTGTCAAGGGTTGAAAAACTCCATTTGAATCAAATTGACTAAACAGAGGAGACCTGTGATTCCAAGTTGCATGGCAATTAGCACAAACGTTGCTGGCATTGTAGGCATGAAAATCCACACGTCCACCATTACAAGCACCGGCAATTTCGCTAACAGACCATTTATTTTGATATCCTGGAATTGGTTCAACTCCCGAACAAGGCGCGTCAGTAGGAGGTTGGTCCGTCGGCTCACCACCAGCTTGCTCATTACCAGATCTACAAAGAAATGTTTCGTGAAAAAATCTATTACGGCGGAATGATAAATTTCCAAAGTACAGACTTTGAACGCCCGGATTTGTTAAAATCCCTGAATGATTCATCCCAGCAAGAAGATTGTTACAAGAACCATCAGCAAAGGTGTTGTTTGTAGAATTAAAAGTAGGACATGTATTAGCTTGCTGAATGAGGATGTTTCGCCAATCTTTTTCTTCATATACCACCTTCGCGGCAAAAGCCGGTGCAGTATCTCTCGTTGGTTCACCTGCGACCGTTGATGCTCCACCCATCTTGAATGTGTATCGAAAGAATTCGATCAAAGTGGAAGCGAATCGTGGATCCGCTAGCTTCTTATCGATCAATTCTTGATATTTTTCATCCTGCATATCAGGGGGTAAATCTGCCAACTCGTATACTTCTGCGACCGTAGGAACATCTCCTACGATTAAGATGCTCGCAGTTCTCAAAGCCTCTGAATAATCAACTTCTCTTTCATCAAGCTCAGTCATCTCTTGTTGTTGCTGTTGTCCTGAACCTGTTGAAACTGAAGTAGATGTCGAACCTCCAGTTGTTGTAGCCGTTGTAGCTACATTCGTAGATACAGCAATAGATGATTGTGAATCACCAGAAGTCGTAGAAGGTTGTTTCGGCGTAGGGCAATCTTCAAAGACAGCCGACGTGTCGCCTGCTAGTTTATAAGGATTAGGACGTTCACATCCGTATAACGTTAATCCGAGCGCGAGAGATAGTATCAACCCATTTCTTACAACGTTATTTCTTCTACCCATATTAGTAAATAATAACACGAGTAAAGAAAAATATAAGTTGGACAGCAATTATTTTTGTTTTCTTCTTAAAACAAGAGGATTTTCTTTTATTAACCAAAACTCTCGTTCCAACGGCGGCTCTTCATCTTGTTTAAACCACATAAGTTTTCTTCCGCCTGTTGATGAATATACACCGATTATCGTTATTTCTCCTTCATGAATTAAATCATGACAAGAATGGCAAACTATCGCAAGATTGTTGTTATTGTTCGTGCAACGAGGATCTCTTTTAGGAATTATATGATGAATGTTAAGAGCAGCAGGTTTGTCATATCCACAAATTTCGCAACGTTCTTTTGCTAATTTGGGCTGGCCGTGTATTCTACGCTGCTTCACTAAAGAGATTATACAACAAACATCAATAAAATTGCAGAAATATCACTTTTCAGATTCTTGTTTTTCCTGTTTTT